GCTCGCGGGCCTTGGCCCGCAGGGTGTCCTGCACACCGTCGTCCAGCTCGGCCAGCACCGCGCGCGCGGCGGCGCGCTTGTCGTCCACCTTGGCCTTTTCTGCGTCCAGCAGCTCCTTCATGTAGGCTTCCCCTCGGTCGCCCACCGCCAGCCACTTGACCTGAGCCACCACACCCGGCAGGCGGAAGTCGGCGCGATGCCGCGCCACCCACGCCTCGCGCAGCCGGATGGCGCCTTCCTCCGTTGCGTTGCGCGGCGCCATGCGCCCACCACGGCGCACGATGGGAGCCAGCTTTTCATACTGGCTGTTCCCGCGCACGTTGCCGCCCTTGCGCCAGATGGTCGGGTAGTCGGTGCGCAGCTGCTCGGCGTACCGCAGGTCGAACAGCTCCCACTGGCTGTTCCGCAGGTTCACCGCCTCGTTATCGCCGGCTGCCGGAAAGTTCGTGGGATCGGTGTCGCCGACAGCCTTGCGCAGCGGGCTGATGTCGTCGGGGTCGCCCGGTGCGGCGGTGCCGTTGCCAGTGTCGGCGGCGTAGCTGTTCGCAGGCGCAAGGCCGGTGACCAGCTGCTGCAGCGGCAGCGGACCCATATTCGTATCCACCAGCGGCACGTCGCCGCCTTCCACGGGCAGCAGGCCCATCTGCGCGCGCACCTCGTTGGTGGTCAGGATGCCGCGCTTCACGAGCAGGTCGTTCGCCTGCGCCTGCTGCAGCCGCTGCTGCGGGGTCAGCGGCTGGGTGCGGTCAAAGCCGAACAGCACCTTGCCGCGCGCCTCGGGCGGCAGCAGGCGCGGCAGCACCTGCGCATTGATGCGCGCCTGCACCAGCTCCAGAATGGGGCCGATCAGGTGGCTGGAGGCCACGTCCAGCTGCACGTGCGCCGTGGCCCGGTTGATATTTTCGCTCTCGCCCAGCTCCACGGGCTGCACGCCGAACACGCGCCAGATGGTGCGGCGCAGCTCGCCGACCACCTCCAGCAGCTGCACGTCTTTCAGCGGGCGCCGCAGCTCCACCCACTTGGCGTCGATGCCGCCGGGCTGCGGGCTGGTGACGACGCGCAGCTTGTGGTCCTTGCCGCGCATCACCTGCAGGTCGGCGCGTGCGCGCTCTGCCGCAGCGCCGGCCACGCCGCCCAGCACCAGCAGGCCGGGCGGGATCTCGTCGGCGTCCATCGCCACCATCGCGTGCTCGCTGGACAGCAGCACGGTCACGCACTCGTTGACCAGTGTGTCCAGCAGCGCGACGCCCAGGTTCGCCCGGTTGTTTCTGAAAAGCGACAGGTAGCACAGCCGCTCGGGCGGCATTTTCACCACGATGTCGGGCTGCCCGGTAGGCACGCCCGTCTCGCTCTCCTGCTCGTAGCGCAGCAGCACGCCCTTCGCGTCAGTGACCGGGAACCAGCTGCTGCCGAGCCAGGGCACCAGCTCCAGCAGCTTGCCGCCCTGCTCGTTCAGCTCCAGCACACCCGCGTCGTACACCAGCAGGTCGGTAACCACACGGGTCATCACCTCCTGCCACGTTTCGCCGTTGCGGCTGGGCACCTGCAGCCAGTCGCGTGCGGCGCGGGCCGCCTCCATCATCCGGGCGTACTCCGCTGCGTCGCGCGGGTCGGTGGTGGGCTTCACGTACCAGTCCCACGTGGCCACCCGGCGCACGATGCTGTCCACGCAGGCCCGCACGTCGGGCGTCTGCCGGTACAGGTCCCAGCACTGGATGGGCATCAGGTTGCGCCAGCGCGTGAAGAACGAGTAGTGCCCAGGGCCGCCGCTGTTCGCGGCGTCGTAGGGCGGGCCGTCCAGCGCCTGCGCGTAGCCCAGGCGCTCGCGCGCCGTCGGGCGCCGCTGCTGCCCCGTGGCAAGCCAGCCACCAGCGGTCGGGGCCTGCACCTGCGCCCGCCCCACCTGCACCACGCCCAGCGGCATCAGCTTCACGTCGGACATCCCTGCCTCCACCCGCGCAGCGTAGCCTATCGCCCGGACAGCAGCCGCACGAACCCGCCCAGGCGCGCCCGCCCAGGGTCCACCTGGGCCTGCTGGTCGCAGCCCGGTGTAACGCCCACGAAGCCCCCGAAGATGCGCGCCATCAGGCGCCCGGTGCGCTGGTCGGCCTGCTCCGTGCCTGCCTCCCAGGCGGCGCGCAGCGCGGCCACCAGCGCCCGCTGCTCGGCCACCGTTGCGCGCTGCACCAGCGGCTGCAGGTCCGGGTGCTGCTCCAGCAGCTGCGCCAGCACCAGCGCAAGGCCCACGTCACCCATGATATGCCCCCTGCATCGCGGCCAAGTCAGCCGCCACCCGGCTATATGCGTCGCTGAACCTATAATGGTCCGCCAGATTGCCCTCGCTCCACACGTAGCGGGTGCCAGCCTCGTTCATCACGCGCTTCGGGGCCTGCATCTGCTCGGCCCAGCCGGGCACGCGCCACACGTCCTCGGGCCACGTGCGGCGCGCAGGGAACACCCGGCAGTCCTCCATTGTGGCGTCCAGCAGCTGCGTGCGGTCCACTGTGACCAGCTTGCGCTCGTAGTCCAGGCGCATCCCGTAGTCCTGCGCGCCCACCCGGTCGGTGGCGTGGAACTGGCACAGCCACACGTCGGCCACGCCAGTCTCGGCGCAGCGGTCCCGCAGCTGCTGGGCGGCGCGTGTCTCGGGCCGGGCGTCCACCACGGCCACGCTCACACGGTAGCGCACCAGCAGGTCGTACACCTGCTCGAAGGTGGCCACCTCGCCCGTCCAGCGGCCCACCCGCACCGCGCGCTCGTCGTGCTCCCGCTGCTCCACCACGGCCACGTCCACGTTCAGCGACCGGCTGCCCACGTCAATCCCTGCCACCACCTGCTGCCGCGCCAGCTTGGCATCCCCGCCCTCGTCCATCGGGTCGCCGCACGCGGCGCGCTGCAGCATGTCGAGCGTGACGGCGCTGCCCTCGGGCGCATACGGCAGCCCGAGCACCGAGGCATAGAACGCCACCAGCTTCGCACCGCTGCCCTGCGCCTCCACCCACTCCCGCCACAGCGGGCGCAGGTCTTGCGAAAGCACGTCCAGCCGGCTGATGTGGTAGCCGCGCCGATGCTGTTCCGTGCGCTCGGCCACCCACTGCCCGCCCTCGGGCACCCGGTCGAAAGGCTGGCCGCAGCGCCGGCACACCGGGCGAAGCGCGCCGTCCTCGCTGCGGTGCCGGTCGCGTAGCTCCCAGCGCCCGGCGTCGTTGCGCTGCACCACGTTGGCCAGCCAGTCCAGCGGCTGCCGCTCCCCACAGTGCCCGCAGCGGTGGTGCCACCTGCGCCCGTCGCTCTGGTCGTACAGCGCGGCAATGCCCTCGCGCGGCAGCGTTGGGTTCCCGATGCGGAACAGCTGCGGCGCTGCACTGGCCCGCAGGCGGTCGCGCGCGAACGCCAGATGCTCCTGCACGCATCGGTCGTATTCGTCCACCACCAGCACGTCGGCGCTGAACTCGATGAAGTCGTTGACCGTATTGCTGCCCAGGAACAGCAGCGCGCCCTGCCCGAACCGCTTGTGGCGCACGCTGCCGATGTCGCCGTGTGCCAGCTTGGCGGTGTAGGCGGGCACCTGCTCCAGCAGCGGGTGGATGCGTCGCTGCACGAAGCGGTCGCGCAGCTGGAAGCTGGGCAGCACGTATGCGCAGATGCGGCCCGCCCAGCCGGCGCGCTCCAGCGCCAGCTGCACCAGCAGCTCGCTCCATCCCACCTGCACGCACTTCATGGCGTCAAAGCCGTCAATGCGCGGGGCGTCGCAGTATAGCTCCACGAGGTACGGCTTGTCGGCGAACACCAGCGGCTCACCGCGCGTGGTGCGGTGGTGCCGCATCGCAATCCCCAGCAGCGGATACTCGGCAGCCAGCGTGTCCACCACCTGCGTCGTTGGGGCCTGCAGCTCCGTCAATCTGTCGCGTGCCACTACAGCACCCTCCTGCCACGGTTGTCTGCCAGTACGGGCAGCACCGGGCGCGTCGGCCTGCCGGGATGGCGTGGCCGCACGTTGCACGTGATGAACTCGCGCTTCTGCGCGCTGTAGGTGCGCCCCCTGCAGCGCGTGTCCCGCGCCCACGTCAGCTCCTGCGCGTACCAGCCCGCAGCCAGCAGCTCGGGCAGCGGCTCGGCCTCAGCGATGGCCACCGTGCTGCCCGCAGCGGCCCAGCGCAGCGCCAGCTGGACCACGTCGGCGCGGGGCAGGTCGTGCGCGTAGCCGTCCGTCCCCTGGTAGGGCGGGTCTACGTACACCACCGCGCCCGCCTGCACAGGCACGTCGCGCGCGTCGCCGTACACCTGCCCAGGCAGGGCTGCGTGCAGGGCGCGCAGGCGCTTCCACAGGCCGGGCAGCGTCACGCCCACCGTGCCGGTGCTGCTGGCGCCTGGGCCTCGGTACAGCCCGCCCCACAGCGTCCAGCCCTCCAGCAGCACGTACCGCGCAAGGTCGCGCGCTGTGGCCTCCTGTGGCGCGCTCTCGGCGCGCAGGGCCTGCCACAGATCGCGCGGCGGCTCGTGCGCCCAGCCGGCCAGCACGTCGGCGGCCTGCGGCCACAGCTCGGGCCGTGCGTAGCTGGCCAGCAGCGTCCGCACGCTGGCGTCCGGCTCGGCCCACAGGTAGCGCAGCGCCTGCTGGCCGGGCTGCAGACCCAGCATCCGCAGCGTGGCCTCGGCATAGTTCTGTTTCCCGCCTTGCCGGCTCACAGGTGGGCGGCGATCCGCGTCGTGCAGGCGTAGGGACACCGCAGCGGTGCCCGCGCACAGCTCCACGAACAGCGGCACGGGCTGCGTCACGCTTCACCACTTGCGCGGTGCAGAAGGTGCTGTACCGTAGTGCGTATGTCCACCCCGTTTGTTGGATCTATGGCGTGGTACAATCTTTCGATTTTGCTTGAACTCAGCACGCCCTCTAAGCCTGCGAGGTTGGCGCGTAGACGCGCGCAACGGCTGTGGCTACCTTTCCGCACTTCCCACGGGTCTGCCCCGCTACGAGCCTCTGCTGCTGTTGCCCACCCCGTATCCGCGCAGGTGACGCGTCCGTCAGCGTGAACTAGACGTCTGAATATAGTTGCAACCGTTGCACTTGAGCTGTCAACCGTAGTCCACGGATATGCTAGAACGGCGCGTTTACCAGTTACACCGAACCCATGAACCGCTGTTCCAGCGCCGTCCATGGTTGCAAACGCAGCGTCTAGCCACACGCGGACGGGTGATGTTTCATTTCGTAGAGAGTTGGCGTGAGGCACAAGGCCGCCCAGCGCCACTCGCTTCGCCCCCTCACCGATATAGCGGCGCAGCCAATCATGGTCGGCACCGTAGTGCACTGCTGGCACCACGTCTGGCCAGCTTTGTCGCAGCGCCAGCCAGTTCGCATAGCTACGCACGGGGTCGCCGATCACGTCCAGGCTTGCGCACCAGTCAAAAGCAGGCCCATTCTGGCGTATGAACCTGGCGTATTCTGTTAGATTGATAGGCGCCCCACTGCTGGTCGCGCTGAAGGCACCACTATCCAGCACAGTGCGCACCTGCCGAATCGACGGCATCGCAGCTGCCACGCACCTGCGCAGGTAGTGCCACGACACCAGCATCCCGACATTCATGGCTATCGCCTGCGCGCGGCGGGACCGACCGCCGCCTGCTCGGCCTGCGGCGGGTGGCTCACCAGTGACCACACGCTGTAACGGTGCCCGTCGCCGCCCTGGTACACGCGCACCCGCACGCCAACGCCGTGCAGCACTGCGCGGCCCACCGTGCTGGCGTTCGCCACGTCCAGCAGGTGCTCCAGCGTCCGGCGGTCGAGGAACATGCGCACGTCCTGGGCAGCCAGCGGCCCGCCCACCACACTCTCGCCCAGCAGCGTGTCCTGCAGGCCGGGCGGGGCCACACC